GTAGACACATCAAAGTCAAGTACAACAGATGTGTTTATAGGAAACAATAACGAGCAAGACATACTAAACACTCAACTAGCTGTAATAAACAAACTGACAGGTGTTTTAAGACAAGGCACACTATATAGAGATATGTTTCAATTAACAGGCGACCCTACTTGTGAGCCTTTCTATGATAGGTTTGAGAATGAACTAGCAGGATGGAGTTGTAACATCAGCATACAAATACCTAACGACCAAAACTTGTGTTAGACAATACAGAGGACATACTAGAGAAATTTGCCAAGAGGGTTATACAGCAATCTAGGACACGACTTACAAAAGGTAAGATGAATGTCAATAAGTCCTTGTACAATAGCCTTAAATACAAGTTAGACACAACTCCTAGTTCTTTTGTGATACACTTCCTAATGAATGAGTACGGTCAATTTGTAGACAGGGGTGTAAAAGGTACAAAGTCTAACTATGTAGAAAATAAGAAAACACCATTTAGCTACAAGCCAAGTTCTAACCTTATAGGACTAGAAGCTGCAACAGGCATCTTTGGTAAGTGGGCTAAAAAGAAAGGATTTAGATTAAGAGACAAGGGTAAGTTTGCAAAAGGCACATACAAAACAATAGGGTTTATTATAGCACAGTCAATCAAAAAGAAAGGTATAAAAGCTACACAGTTTTTTAGTAGAAGTTTTGAACAAGCATACGAGAAACTACCAAAAGAAATAATAGAAGCATATAAACTAGATTTAGAGGAGTTTATATCATCATCATCATATGAAAGAAAATAACTATGGCAAACTTATTACTACGTTCTCCACAATATAAATCTACTACTGCTGTTGGTATGTTATCTGCCAATATAGCGGTTAGTATTGAAGGTACGTTAAGATACACAATTACAAAAAACGCTATTAACAATGTGGTGGTATTTGATATATCAGAGATAGCAAGAGATTATATAACACATACTTTTGGGTTAAGTAACCCTGCATCTACAATAGCTATAAGTACAACTCTAACACAATACACAGGGCTTAATGGTACAGGAACTGCAACTGCACTATCACCTGTTTCAGACGTAGGCTATGATGGATATGGAGAGTTTAGCGAGGGTATAAACCCAACAATAGGTGGTACAGGTCAAGCTATACAAACAAACACAGATATTTACTTACCTGACAACACAGCTAGTTACATACCTATAAACTACTTAACGGGTCAGATAGCTATATCTACAACAGACACAATAAAACAAATAGGTAGTCCTTTAGTAACGTTTACAATCAATAGGGTTTGCGATACAAAGTTTGGTTCTACAAAGGTTACTTTTGTCAATAAGTTTGGCGCACTACAAGAATTGTATTTTTTCTTTAAACAGCAAGAAACAGTAAATGTAAGTTCTGAAAACTATAAATCTAACCTTGTAACAAATACAAGCCCTGCAACATACGACATAACAAGGCATCAAGTATCTACATACAACGTAAACGCTAAAGAAACTATTAGCTTAAACACTCCTTTTGTTGCTGACAATTACAACCTAGTATTAGAAGAACTATTATTGAGCGAGCATATATGGCTAACAAAAGATGGCACTACTTCTCCTATTATACCTAAAACAAAATCATTGCAATTTAAAACATCAGTCAATGATAGGCTTGTGCAATACACGTTAGAGTTTGAATTTGCATTTGACAAAATAAACAATATAAGATAGTGCAGGTAATACAGCTATACATATCAGACCAAAGGGTAGAACTTTTTAAGGATGAAAGTGTTACAATAACAGACAGCATCCAAAACGTAAAAGACATAGGTTCTATATTTACTGCATTTAGTCAATCTTTTAATGTACCTGCAAGTAAGGCTAACAATAAGATATTTAAACACTATTACGATTACAACATTGATTTAGCATACTCGTTTAATGCTAATGATTTAGTGTCAGGAATTATAGAACTAAACAACCTGCCATTTAGAAAGGGTTTTATAGGGCTTGATGGTGTTACTTTAAAAAACAACAAACCACACTCGTACAAAATTACATTCTTTGGAGAAACAGTAGATTTAAAAACAAAACTAAAAGAAACTAAATTAAGTACGGTATTTCAGGGAGTTACTACTTACGACCACACCTATGGAGTATCAACTGTAAAAACAGGATTAGAAAGTAGTTTAGCAAGTGGGGCAATACGCTATCCTTTAATATCACATACTGAAAGATTGTTTTATGATAGTGGTACAAATACTGCTAATGACCGTAATTTACATTATGATACAAGTGGAGGTGGTAGCGGTTCACATAATCACGGAGTAAGATACAACGACTTGAAACCTGCTATAAAATTAAGTGCTATTGTAGATGAAATAGAAACATTTACAGGATTAACTTTTACAAGTGGTGCAAGTGATGATTTCTTTGATGAAACAAACAACCCTTTGTGGGGTAATTTATATTTGTGGTTAAGTAGGGTAAAAGGTGCGCTAGGTTTAAACTTAACAGGAACAGCAGAAGTTAATATGCCAATTACAAGTTTTGATTTCTCTAGTGCAAGCCCTAATCAATGGACACCTTATTCACAAGGCACAAACGCATTTTCAGGTCCATATTCTAAAATGAATTTAATATCAGGCACAAATTACGAAGCTATATGGACAACAAGGTCAGAACCTTCATTTTTAGGAAGTTTAGGACACTACTACTACACTACCTTCACAGCAACAAGTACATCACAATTCACTATAATTACAGAAGATGTTACAGGCACACCTTTTACAATTTCAACAGCGACAGGCACAGGTACGCTTTCAATTACATCAGCTAATATACCAGGTTCTATATATGGTATAACAAGGTCAATAAGATATAGGGTAACAAGTGAAGACCCTGCTATAACATTCACACCTACAATAAACTTTAGGTATTCGATATTTAACCCAAGTGGTGGTGGTTCTATTACAAATTATGACACAACAATTACAGGCAACGCTATTGCGCCAAACGGTGCTGTTAGTAATATAGTAGTATCAGACCAAATGCCTGATTTAAAAGTTATTGATTTTCTCACAGGACTATTTAAGATGTTTAACCTTACAGCTTTTGTACAAGATGACGGTAAGATTAAGGTTATGACTTTAGATAATTTTTACACAGCAGGTTCTTCTTATGATATTAGTGAGTTTGTTGATGTTAATGAGGGTAATGTTAATTTCGCAATACCTTACCAAGAAGTAGCTTTTAGATTTAAAAAACCAAATACATTTTTAGGTATAAACTTTAGCGAGATTAACAACAAGGTATTTGCAGACCTAGAAAGCACAACAGCCGAAAGCCCTGATGTACAAACTACAAACAGAGGAGGTAAGTATGTAGTACAACTACCTTTCGGTAAGATGATTTATGAAAGACTTAATGATTTAGATGATGGTTCTCAAAGTTTAATGCAATACGGCTATTGTACTGACAAAGACCAAAACCCTATTAATATAGACCCTCTTATTTTAAATATAAGCAACGACACTTTGACAAGTGGAAACCAATTAAGTTTTTACAATGGTAGTAGTACAGGAACAGCAGCAGCCCTATCAACATACAATAGACCATCTAATACATATGGCACAAGTCAATCTATAAACTTTGGTACAGAGATAGATGAATATACAGGACTAGCAGAAGATGACAGTTTATTTGAGAACTACTATAAGAATTATATAGTAGATACATTTGATGCTAGGAGAAGATTAGTAAAAGTAAAAGCATTTTTACCATTAAGAATATTATTAAACTATCAACTTAAAGATGTATTTATTATAAATGGAAGGGAGTATATTATAAACAGCGTAAACACAAACCTGCTAACAGGCAAAAGTGATTTAGAACTATTAAACAAGTTATGATTAAGAATATACTAGACTTATTAGAGTTAGCAAAAGGAGAAACAGAGAACATCCGTATAGCAAAAGGTAAGTATCATTTGCCTAATAGTTTGATGGGTGCAGGTAAGAAAATTAAAAGAGAAGCGAAATGGCAGAAAAAATAATTATAGACCTAGAAGCAAAAACTGACAAAGCCTTAAAAGGCATACAGGATTTATCCCAAGAGGTTGGAGATTTAAATAAAGAAGTAGCTAAAGGTAATAAGCAAACAGAAGAAGGCTTAAAGGGAGTTGAAAGCGCATCTAAAGACACAGCAAGAGGTGTAAAAGGTATCGGTAATGCTTTAAAAGCAGCAGGTATTGGTTTGGCTATTGCTGCCTTTGCCAAGCTAAAAGAAATATTTGAACAAAACCAAGTAGTAGCGGATGGCTTTAATAAGGCTTTTGAGTTTATATCTATTGCATTTAATGACTTTGCTAATTTTATTATAAACAACTCTAGTATAGTAACAGATTTCTTTAAGTCTATATTTGAAGACCCTATTGGTTCACTACAAACATTTGGCAATTTAGTCAAGGAGAATATCATAGAAAGGTTTAATAGTTTTTTAGATACTCTGGGGTTTATTGCAAGTGCTGTTAAAAAAGTATTCGAAGGGGATTTTGTAGGTGCATTAGACGATGTTAAAAGTGCAGGGAAAGAAAGTATAGACGTACTTACAGGAGTTAATAATTCTTTTGACAAAGGCACAGAAGCGGTAAGCAAAGTTGTTAAAGCGACTACTGAATATGTTAAAGAAACAGGCAAAGCTGCAGCAGCAAATGTAGAACTAGAAAAAACAGCTAGACTTGCAGAAGCAGCCAATCAGGGGCTAATTGAAAAATACGATAGACAAGCTGAACAGTTACGACAAACAAGAGATGACGAAAGTAAGAGTTTTGAGGAGCGTATAAAAGCTAATCAAGAATTAGGTAAACTCCTAGACGAACAAGAAAAAGCTATGATGGCTAATGCGAATGCTAGGGTATTACAAGCAGAAGCAGAACTAGCTAAAAACAAAGATAATATAGATTTACAAATAGCCTACCAAGAAGCACTTAACGAACAGGCAGGCATTGAGGCGCAAATAACAGGCTTTAGAAGTGAGCAACAAACAAACACTAATTCACTTTTAAGAGAACAAACAGACTTACAAAACGAATTAGCACTTATAGGTAAGTCAGAACGTGAGATAGAAAGGCTAGAGTTACAACAAGACTATGATGCTAAAAAGCTACTTATAGAACGTGAGATAACTGACGAAGCGCAAAAGAATGAGATGCTTATTGCTCTTAAAAAAGACTTTGATGGCAAAATAAACGGTCTTAACGAACAAGCTTCTGATAATGAGATTACTTGGGCTAAAATGACACAAGACCAAAAACTCGCTTATGCTCAACAAGGTTTAGCAGGTTTAGCAGCTAATTTGGGTAAAGAAACAGCAGCAGGTAAGGCAGCAGCTATATCTAGTGCTTTAATAGCTACTTATCAGGGTGCGCAAAATAGTTACGCATCTCTTTCTAAAATACCTGTTGTAGGACCTGCATTAGGGTTTGCAGCAGCAGCAGCAGCGACAGTAGCAGGTTTAGCAAATGTTAAAGCCATCGCATCTACTAAAACACCACAAGTAGCAGGTGGAGGAGGTACACCAAGCGTAAGCGCACCAAGTAGACCAAGCGCACCACAACCCCCTGCATTTAATTTAGTAGGAGCAGGAGCAGGAAACCAATTAGCAGAAACAATAGCAGGTCAAAATGAAAGACCTATTAAAGCGTTTGTAACATCACAAGACGTAACAACTGCACAAAGTTTAGAGCGTAATATAGTAGAGGGCGCATCAATATAGTAAAATATAAAAAATAAACGTTATAGTTATATGAGGATAGTTGAACTTATTTTAGATGAAAATAGTGTAGAGGGTATAGAGGCTATCTCTATTGTAGAAAACCCTGCCATTGAAGAAGACTTTGTTGCACTAAAAAACGAAGAAGTACAACTAGCGCAAATAGACAAACAACTATTAGTAGGTGCTTTACTTATTCCTAACAAACCTATATACAGACGTAAAGGAGAAGATGAGTATTATATTTACTTCTCTAAAGACACTATCCGTAAGGCTGCTGAAATGTACCTTATGAAAGGCAATCAGAACAACAGCACACTAGAACACCAACACAGCCTAAATGGGCTTACGCTAGTAGAGAGTTGGCTAGTAGAAGATGAAACACACGATAAGTCTAGAAAGTATGGCTTAAACGTGCCTGTGGGTACTTGGATGGGTGTTGTTAAAGTAAACAACGATGAGGTTTGGAATGACTATGTAAAAACAGGCAAAGTAAAAGGCTTCTCAATAGAGGGTTATTTCATTGACAAGATGGAAAGACCTAAAGAACCTATAAATGACTTTGAAGAAGAAGAAGCACAAGATATGCTATCTTATATACGCAGAATTGTAAGAAATGACAAACGCTATAAGGATGGTAAGAAAGAAGAACTAGAAAGCTACTCTGACTATCCTGATGCTGTAAAGAATAACGCACAAAGAGGTATAGACCTTAACAAAGAAGTAAACAACAAATGTGCAACAGAAGTAGGTAAGATACGAGCGCAACAACTAGCACAAGGCAAACCTATTAGCGAAAACACCATAAAACGTATGTACTCTTACTTGTCAAGAGCAGAGGAGTATTATGATGAAAGCGACACTAAAGCTTGTGGTACTATATCTTACTTGTTGTGGGGTGGTAAAGCTGCCAAGAGATGGTCAGAAAGCAAACTAAAAGAATTAGGGTTGTTAGAGTTAGCGAGTGAAGTAGTTAGCGATACTATGGCTATTATAGATGATAGACTAGCTTACGCAACTAAAGAACTAGCAATAAAAGCAGCACAGGATATAGGTTGTGAGAGTTACCACGAACACGAGTATGAGGGTAAGACTTGGTTTATGCCTTGTGAGCAACACAAACTTAAAGCACCTTGTACTGATGGATATGAGCAGTACGGAATGAAAAGAAAGAATGGTAAGTTAGTACCTAATTGCATACCTATTAAGTAATGGCTAAAAGAATAGAAGTAGCGCATATAATAAAACCTAAAGTAAGACGTAAGGGTGTACACGCTAAAACTAAAATGAGTAGCATAAAGGGTAGCAAACATTATAAGAAAAAATACAGAGGGCAAGGATGAAAGATTTAACAGTATCACGCACAAGTCCTAAAAGCAGTAAACGTGGATGTTTATGTGCAGACAAAGATACTTATAGTACAAAATGCTGTAAAGGTAAATTGATAAATCAAGGAATAGGTAAAGTATAATATATATTATGAAAACAAATAAAAACGCAATGAGCAAGATTGCTCAGATACATAAAGAACAATTATCTACTCAAAAGGTTGAACTTGGTGTTGTTGATGACTTAAACAAAACTCTTAATTCATCTCAAACACTTGAAAAAGAAATTATTAAAATTAATAAAACAATAGGAGAAAACCGCAAACTTGCTGCAAGTGCTTTAAAAGAACAAAAGAAACTTAAACAGATAGCAGAAAAAGCATCAGATAAATTTAGAAAATTAGAAAGAGAATTTGAAACAGCGAGACAAGACAGTAATAGAGCAGATAAAGATTATAGCGGTGCTGTAAGTTCTTTTAAAAGATTTGATGAAAACGCAGATAGATTTGTTGCAAAACGTAAACCTTTAATAAAAGAGGCTACTAAAAATGTTTCTTCTTTTGAGAAAATGATTACACAAGCTGAAAAGGCTGCTAAAGATTTAGGTGTTAAAATACCTACTGCAAGTTTTTCTAAAATGCGTGATAGATTAAATAAACTAATAAAAACTAATTAGAGTATAAAATATAAATTATGAAAAAAGCGATGAGTAAGATTGCTCAAATAAATAAAGAACAACTATCTAAAGTAGAGTTAAGTAGCTTAAAAGAATTAACAAGTGCTACAAAAAAAGTAGACAAAGACCTTTCACAAGGTCAAAAGGCTGAACGTAGATTTGTTAAATTAAGCCAACAAGCTGCTCAATTAGCAAAAGAGTTTAGACAATACGCAAGTGAGTATAGCGCAGGTATTGGTATAAGTGCACCTTTAGTCAATATTATGAATGAATATGTCAGAAATGGTAGAGAACTAGGGGTTGATGTTACCAAAACAAATGAATATAAAAATGCTGAAATGACTTTAGGGGCGCATAAAGAATATGTAAAAGAAATACAAAAGCTTGCAGATGAAGCTGAATTAAAAGCAAAGCAGCTAAGCTAAAAATGTAAAATAAGTTAATTAAATAGTTATAGTTATATGAAAGCAACCGAAATGTTAAATAAGATTAAAACTTTTCTTGGTGAAGAAACTGCTGACATTGTAAAGGATGTTGAGCAATCACAAGAGAAGGTAGAACTAGCGACTGCAAAGCTAGACAACGGTACTGTATTAGAAGCAGAAGCGTTTGAAGCAGGAAAAGAAATATTTATAGTTACCGAAGATGACAAAGTAGCGTTGCCTGTTGGCGATTATACTATGGAAGATGGTAAGATGCTAGTAGTAGCAGAAGAAGGCATCATTGCTGAAATTAAAGACCTAGACGAAGAAGAAGCACCTGCTGAAGAAGAAGTAGAAGCAGAAGAAGAAGAAATGGGCTATGTTACTAAAGAAGAACTAGCAGAAGCAGTATCTGAAATCAAAGCTATGATTGAAGATATGAAGAAAGAAGAAATGAGTGAAGATGAAGTAGAGTTATCAGAGGAATTACCGAAAGAAGTAAAAGAGGAATTGTCTGAACCTGCTGCCGAGCCTATTGCTCATAACCCTGAACAAAAAAATAACAATATCGGAGTTAAGTTTGCACAAAACAGAAAACCAAGCATTCTTGATAAGGTAATGTCTAAAATTAACAACTAAAATTAAATAAATAAAATGGCTAATCCAACAATTACAAATTCAAGTTATAGTGGAGAGTTTGCAGGGAAGTATCTAGGTGCTGCTTTGCTATCCGCAAAAACTTTAGACGAAGGAGCAATTACTATCCTTCCTAATATCAAATATAAAGCTGCTATGAAAGTAGGAGCATTTTCTAACCTTGTACGTTCTGCTGACTGTGATTTTGATGCTACAACATCAGGTCTTACACTAACAGAAAAAGTACTCACCCCCTCTGAAATGCAAGTAAATCTGCAAATTTGCCGAAAGGAACTACATCAGGATTGGGAGGCGGCACAAATGGGCTTTAGTGCTTTTGATGAATTGCCTCCTTTATTTTCTGACTATGTTATTGCAAGAGTAGCTGCTGAGGTTGCTAAGGCAACTGAAACATCTATTTGGAGTGGTACAGCAGGAGAAGGTTCTTTTAATGGCTTTTCTACTGAACTAGGTGGAGATGGAACGGTTGTAGATGTTGCAGCAGGTGGTGCTATTACTGCTACAAATGTTGTGGCTAAATTAGGTGCTATTGTAGATGCTATCCCAAGCGGTGTTTATGGAAAAGAAGATTTAACTATCTATATTTCACAAAATATTGCTAAGGCTTATATCTCTGCACAAGCTGCACTAGGTTATAGAGAACTTTATAACGTAGGACAGACAGAAATGAACTTTCAAGGTATCAAGTTGTTTACAACAGGTGGACTAGCTGATAACACAGCAGTTGCTGCACAAGCATCTAACTTATTCTTTGGTACAGGTCTATTAGATGACCGTAATGAAGTTAAAGTTATTGATATGGCTGACCTAGATGGTTCACAAAATGTTCGTGTAGTTATGCGCTATACAGCAGGTATTCAGTATGGTATCGGTTCTGATATTGTATTGCTAAGTTAATATTAACCAACATAAAAGGGGTGGGCTAGGAATATCCTACCTGCCCTTTTTTAATAAATAAATAAATATGAGTTGTGCAATAACAAAAGGTAGAGGCATAGGCTGTAAGACAGCTTACGCAGGTATCAAAAATGTATACATACTTGATTATAGCGCAGCGATAGCAGCGTTAAGCCCATCATCAGGAACGGTAACACTACCAACTGATAATAGTGCTGAATTTTTCAAGTTTGAAGTAAAAGGTGGTCAAACATCTTTAGAAACAAGCGTAACATCAAGCAGAGAAAATGGAACTACTTTTTATGAAAGTACTCTAAACATTACTTTTCAAAACCTAGATGTTGCAACACAAGAGGAGATAAAACTCTTAAACAGAGGTAGGGCGCACTATGTTGTTGAACTATATCCTGATGGAGCAGGTACTACAAAGTACTTACTAGTAGGAAAAGACAACGGTGCAGAGGTTACAGGTGGTACAATTTTAACAGGAGCAGCAGCAGCTGATTTGCAGGGCTTTACTATTACGGTAGTAGCTAGTGAGGTTAATCCACCATTCTTCTCTACAATACCTGACATTAGTACAGCAACAGCAATTACTCCTGCTTAATATATTTTTTGTATATTTGCTAAAGAAAGAGAATAGTTCTTGTTTTAATTATGATAGAGGGGGGTGCAATAGCATCCCTCTTTTTTTATTACAAATTCTCACTTTTTAGCGTTATACTTATATGAAGATACTTACTACAAGTACAAGTTCGCAAACAATAGAGTTTATACCTAGATTGTATAGTACAAGTGCTACGCTTATACTAACGGATGACACTACTAATGTATCTACCACAACTGACGTAACCCTTACACAAAGTGGGGATTACTTAAACCTATCACACACCTTTACTTTAGTAGAGGGGAGATTTTATGATTTGCAATTAAATGCAGATGGAGATGTTTGGGGTGCTAATACTAATCAATGGCAATTAGAAACTCAAACTTGGGATAGTGATGAATTATCTAGCTTAATATACAATGACAAGATATTCTGTACTGACCAAGATGTAGACCAAACGCAAAATAAGTATTATTCTGTTAATAAAAACGAATATACTACTAACGACACACACGACAACGATTATATAGTACTATGATACACGCTTTAAGTTTATCGAATTATGTTAGCCCTACTATTGAAGAAAAGAAAGGTAAGGCTTTTGTAACATACGGAGATAAAAACTCATACTTTCAGTACCTAATAGACCGTTATAATGGTAGCCCTACAAACAATGCTGTTATCAATGGTATTAGTGAGATGATATACGGTAAGGGTTTAGATGCTACCGACAGCAATAAGAAACCTGATGCATACGCACAAGCTATTACACTACTACACAAAGATTGTACACGTAAACTATGTGCAGACCTTAAACTGTTTGGTCAATGTAGTATGCAGGTAATTTACAGTAAAGACAGAAAAAAGATAGCAAGGGTTGAGCATATACCTGTTGAACAACTAGCTGCTGAAAAGTGCAACGACAAAGGAGAAATAGAAGCATATTACTACTCTAACGATTGGGCTAAATACAACCGTATTAACCAAGTAAAGCGCATACCTGCTTTTGGTATGAGTAATGAAGCTATCGAGATTGTTTACGTTAAGCCTTACAGAGCAGGATACAAGTACTATGCTACCCCTGACTATCAAGGTGGGTTACAATATGCAGACCTAGAAGAAGAAATATCTAACTTTCATATAAATAACATACAATCAGGACTATCTCCTAGTATGCTTATCAACTTTAATTCAGGCACACCTAGTGCAGAAGAAAGGGAGATGATTGAAAGACGTATTTACGATAAGTTTTCAGGTAGTAGTAATGCAGGTAAGTTTATATTATCATTTAACGACAGCCCTGAAACAGCAGCTACAATAGACCCTGTACAGTTAAGTGATGCACACAACCAATATCAGTTTTTAAGCGATGAGAGCAGCCGTAAGATACTTGTATCGCATAGGGTAGTATCTCCTATGCTTTTAGGGATTAAAGACAATACAGGGCTTGGAAACAACGCAGAGGAATTAGAAACAGCTACAAAGCTAATGATGAACTTGGTTATTAAGCCTTTTCAGAACTTGCTTATAGAAGCATTTGACAAGATACTAGCATACAACAATATATCGCTAAACCTATACTTTAAAACCTTACAACCGTTAGAGTTTATAGATATTGACAAAGACATTATTGATGATGAAACACAAGAAGAAGAAACAGGTGTAAAGTTAGCTAGTGATTTAGATAAATTTGTAGACACAGATATTGCTGATGCTCTTATAGATTTAGGACAAAGCGAAGAAGAACTACTAAAAGACTTTGAGGTTATAGACGAACAAGAAGTAGACTATGACAATGATGATGACCTAAACCAAAAAATAAAAGAGTTAAACGAGCAAACTAATTTAGCTAGTACAGGTAGTGCAAAGCCATACCAAGATAGTAAGCAAGATGGTAAATCTAAACAAAAAGGTCAAGAGGAGAAAACATATTTAGTTAGATATATGTACAATCCTGCAAAGACTAAAAGCACATCTAGGGAGTTTTGTAAAAAGATGGTAGCTGCTAAAAAGGTATATCGTAAAGAAGACATTACAGCTATGACCACTAAAGTAGTAAATGCAGGGTTTGGTAAGGGTGGTTCAGACAGCTATTCGGTTTGGTTATTTAAGGGTGGCAGTCGCTGTGAACATCGCTGGTTTCGACGTATTTACGCACGCAAGGAAGGCTCTAAAAGTTTAGGTAGTGTAATTAGTACAACAGAAGCTAAAAGTCAAGGATTTAAGCCTGAAACTAACGCACAGAAAGTACCTGTTGCACCTAAAGATATGAAGTACAAAGGCTATACAGCAGCGTATTGGAACAAAATGGGATTTAAAAACTAGATATGGCAACTGCATTATTTATAAACAGAACTGACCTTGTAAAGAATAGCATCCTAGATGGTAATGTAGATAGTGATAAGTTTTTACAGTTTGTCAAGATAGCCCAAGAGGTACACGTAAGGAACTATACAGGAAGTAAATTATACGATAAAATACAAGCTGATATCATTGGGGGTACACTAACAGGTAATTATAAAACGTTAGTAGACACATTTCTTGCGCCTATGCTTATACACTTTGCAATGGTAGAGTATTTGCCTTATAGCGCATATCAGTTAAAGAATGGTGGGTTATTCAAGCACACTAGCGAGAATGCAGAAACACCAAGTAAGGATGAAGTAGATTTTCTAATACAAAAGGAAAGAAATTTGGCGGAATATTATTCAACTAGATTTATAGACCATATGTCTTTTAATTCTAACCTATTCCCTGAATATAACAATAATGCGGATGATGATATTTATCCCTCGAATGATAGTTTATTTAACGGATGGGTACTATAACATACAAACCAAAGGAAAAAAATATAATTAAATTAAAGAGTTTTTTAGATGGGAACAACACTAGAGGGAAAGCAAATAAATCAGACTTATCAAGGGTTACTAAAGACAACTGATAATGCCGAAGTAAGTGGCACAGCTAAAGAAATTACTGATGGTAAAGGCAATGGCACAGGTGTTACTTTAGACAATGCAGGTAATGTAACAGCTACGTCTTTTACAGGTAGTGGTGCAGGGCTTACTAATTTGCCAAGTTCAGGAGTTACTTCTGTAAACACACAAACGGGTGCAGTTACACTAACTACTTCTAACATAACAGAAGGTAGTAATCAATACTTTACTACTGTAAGGGCGGTAAATGCAGTTACAGGCGGTAATTTAGATATGGGTAGTTACAATATAACTACAACAGGAAAGATTTACTTTGCAAATGTATTTAATACAGAAGGCGATTTACCAAGTGCATCTACATATCACGGAATGTTTGCACACGTACACGCAACAGGCAAAGCATACTTCGCACACGCAGGTGCTTGGCGTAAGCTATTAGATGAGGATAGCAGCAACACAGATGACTTATCTGAAGGAAGTTCTAATTTATACTTTACAGATGCTAGAGTAAGCGCAAATAGTGCAGTAGCTGCTAACACCGCAAAAACAGGTATAACTACTACCCAAGCAAACGAGATAACAGCTAACACAGCTAAAAACACTTATCCATCTGCCGATGCTACAAAAGTTGGTCATATTACTGTAACACAGGCGGTAGACCTAGATACAATAGAAAGTAACGTAGCAACAAACAATGCAAAAAACACTTACCCTAGTGCAGATGCTACTAAAGTAGGACACCTAACAGTAACACAAGCTGTTGATTTGGATACTATTGAAACAGATGTTACAGCCAACAACGCCAAGGTAACCCGTAGACCTGTTGTTGCAGGTGGTAATACACTTGACACTTCTGAAACATTAACCTTTGCAGCAGGTACTAACGTAAGTATTAACGAAAGTGGTGGTACAGTAACTATTTCATCATCAGGTGGTGGAGGCGGTGGTGGTGGGGACATTACAGCAGTAGCCGCAGGAGACGGACTTACAGGTGGAGGTACAACAGGAGATGTATCTTTGGCAGTAGGTGCAGGAGCATTAATAGATGTAACAGCAGATGCAGTTGATGTAGACCTTACAGAACTTACAGATATGACAAGTGCTTGGGATAATTCAGCAGATGAGTTTGTTGTATTAGACGGAGGTACTGCACAAAAAAGAAAGTTGTCTAGTGAGATATTTGGTTCTAACGCTTTTAACAGCACTACAATACCAACAAATAATAATCAGCTAACAAATGGTGCAGGGTTTACCACACTTGCTTTAGGTACATCATCAACAACAGCCCTAGCAGGAGATACTGCTTTACTACAATTAGGCACTTCATCAACTACTGCATTAGCAGGGGATACTACAACAATATCGGGTTCACAAGCTAGTGCTATTTTAGCCAACACAGCAAAGATAAGTTTTGATAGTACTTCCTCTACTAAACTAGGTACTATAGAAGAAAATGCCGATGTTACTGATACAGCTAACGTTACAGCAGCAGGAGCGTTAATGGATAGCGAAGTTGATGCTGACATTAAAACACTTGCGCTACCTGCTAACACAACTATATCTACATTTGCTAAAACAATACTAGATGATGCTGATGCTTCAGCAGTAAGAACTACAATAGGTGCAGGTACAAGTAACTTGGCACTAGGTACATCAGCAGGAACTGCTTTAGAGGGGGATACAACCATCCCTACTAACAATAACCAACTTACAAACGGAGCAGGATATACAACTAACGCAGGTACAGTAACAAGTGTATCAAGTTCTACTACAAATCAACTTACAGTAGCATCAGGCACTTCTACACCTGCTTTAAGTGTTGTTACAGGTACAGTTGCAGATGCAGGTACAGCTTTAGCAACAGGCGACCAAATACACACATTTGTAACAGGTCAGGGATATATCACAGGCAACCAAACAGTAACACTATCAGGAGATACGTAACAGGAA